TACATAATTTGTTTAAAATTAAATAAAAAATAATTGAAAAATAATGGGATTACCACATTTTACAAACATAAGTAACGTAGGATCACCAGGTGGACCAGGTACTTTACCAGATGAGGTTGTATACTTAAACCTTTTTGAAATTACATTTATTCTACCTGTCTTATTACAGGCTCAGGGAAGAGATCCAATTTTACTATTGGAAAATGCTACAAAAGTAAACTTAGGAGGTGCTAACCTTACCGCATTCGATGTTGGTCAAGCACAGCAACGTTTTAAGTATTCAACAAGAGAATTCTTAACAACACCTACTAAGACTTCGGGTGAGATTACAATTCCGTTTCAAGTAAATGTGAATAATCAAGGTTCTATGGAAACTTGGGCTACATTAAAAGCTTGGTATGACTTAGTATTCAATTCTCAAAATGGTGCTTTGCATTATAAGAGTGATATTATTGCTACTATTATAGTTAATCAACATGATAAAAAAGGTGTTGTACTTAGACGTGTTACATTCCAAAACTGTCAATTGAAGTCATTGACTGGTTGGGATTTAGATTGGGCTTCTAATGCGATTGTAACGGATGTCACAGCTGCAATTGTTTATGATTACTTTATTGATGAGTATATTGATCAGCAATTCTCTATTAATCCTCCTCTTATTTCTGGATATTAATACATATAATATTAAATTAAAAAGCCACTTTTCAGTGGCTTTTTTTATTTATTAAAACTTAGGTGTATTATTTGTAAGGCTTCTTGTCATATCATTTGCAGATGACATCATAGAATTAGCGTTGAAGTTACCCATTCCTTTGCTTTGGTCATCTTCTTGTTTCTTACGATTTGTTTCTTCTTCTTCTATAATTTCGTTTACCAATTTAACATTTTCTTCTAACATCCAAAATGGCCATTCATCCATAGAAATTTCTTGTAGATGAAAATGTTTTTGAAGCAAAAGTTTATTCTTTAATATATGCTTCAAAGGCATCGTGAATAACGAAAATACCTGAGGCTCCGTTGGGAAATTGCATATCAGTGTGGACCTCCTCACCACACTCACAGATTTTCTTCAATTCTTTAATACCAAAAGTCATTTTATTTATAGCTGAATTTAAAAATTGAAATGATATATCATCCATATCTTCGAATTCTTTAAGCTTAGATTTAATTCCGTCATAAGATATAGTAGACCTACCAGGTAATAAGAAAGGAATTATTTTTAAAAATGAAAGATTTGGTTGTTTTTTTTCATTATTTTCTTTTACAATATAGTCCGTGAATGCTTTTTGTAATCCAATATTAGGTGGTGTTACTTCAAATTCTTTACCATTTTTCAGTCTAAATTTGTAAGAATTTGTTCCTGGATTATAAAATTTAATTAATTTATCATCTATTTCATGGAATACAAAGCTTTCTCTTTTTAATTCTATTGTGTTCTCAGTACTACAAGCTCCACAATTTGCCTTTACTGTTAGTGAATTTCCTTGTTGGAATGTTAATTCTCTAATTAAAAATAGTAAGAATAATCTATCTTGGTCTCTTACTTCAAGAAATGAACCAATTTTACCATCAGGATACTTAAGTCTAACACAAGACTGTAACATGCCATTCATCTTTTCAACAATATCGTAAAAGTTATTGTCATCGACCATAGAGTAGGCTTGTATTTCTCTTACTTGAGCTGGTCTAATCATAAAGAGAGTACCAACTGGATAGAATCTACCACAAGGTAGATCTTTGATATCAAAGTTAAAGTATTGTAAATCATTAACTCTTGATGATTCTTTTACTGGTTCTGCGTCAAATGGAATATCATTATTAAACGTATTTTTTCCGACTTCTAAATCGGATAAGTGTCTTTTTAAATATTCCTCTTCTGACATTTTTTCTTTATTATCTGACATATATTTATTATTATTTTTTTTATATATTCTATATAGAACTTCTCCTCTATTATAATTATTTTTATTACGTAAGTTTAATTTATTAGCAACAAAAAAACCCTCAATAAAATTGAGGGTTTAAATTTTAGATTTTTTAAATCATTATGATGTTATAAATCCACCAGCTGAAATAGCACCTGTTCTTAGAATTGTAATATTGTTAACAATAATACCCATACCTTTGATAGGTTCTACATAAGTGTCAAGTACTCCAATTTGATTATCGATTATATCTGGAGTGTTATTCTCTTCGTCCATTTTATTGAAGTAGTTGAATAAACCATTTCTTGATACATATGTTTCACAGATAACATCAGCTCTTAATTTAATTTCAGCTCTGATGTCTGGCGTGTTATATCTCCATTGATAGTCAAGTAACATTCTTGATAACTCTCTTTCAAGCTCAATAAGTACCTCTCTAACATGTATGTAAGAAAGTGCTGATTTGTAAAGAGTTTGTCCTGTGTTTTCAGTTTCAATTACATGGCCTCTGTTTCTTTTGAATACAATTGGGTTCATTTGAGCAGTATTAAGGAACTCAATATCGCTATTTGTAAAGTTCATTTCTGTTCCTGTGATGTTTGTAATTCTACCATTAGTAACACCTGCTGCGATAGTCCAAGGAGTAACTGAAGTTACATTTGAAATATGTTTTCTCATAAACGTAGTTGCTACGAATGATGCTGGTGGTACCTCTAATGGTCTTCCATTATCATTTACTGAAATGTAAGGTGTGAAATATCCAACACAAGTTGTACCGGCTCCTTCGCCAAAAGAGTAAAAGAACGCTGGTGAGCTATTAGGATCACCTCCTTTAGCAATATATTCAACTTGTAATACACCTTCTGTGTTAACAAATGATGGTGAAGATGAGTTTTTAAATTGTCTAAGTGATGGCATATTTATGAATCCAAACACATCTAATCTTTCTCCACAAATATCAAGTAATTGTTGTTTACTTCTTTCTATAAGACCTAAACCAAAGGCATCAATTAAGTATCTAAAATCAATAGCTTCTTTATTTGTTAAAGCTTTGAATAAAGGTGTTCCTTTAGCGACTAAGTTAAGAATAGAGTTTTGTTTAGCTTCTGTTCCGTCGGGTAAAGAAGCATTTCTAACTCTAAATCCTTTCATTGGAATTGCTTTGTATGTAGTTACATAATTATCAATACTTACGTATCTCATAGTTTGTAAATCACCAGCATAGCTGTAAGTTTTAATTCTTGCGTCACATGTAAGTTCTGTTAATGATGCATCTCCAGCGTACTGTCTTTTTGAAAGAATTCTTGTAAGTTTTCTGCCTACTTGTTCAAACTCTAAAGTTGATTCATCAACAAAAGCCTCTAAGAAGTCACCAACTTTTACTTCAGTATACCTTTCGCCTTTAACAAGTATTTTATTAGGAACCTGTACATAATTATTAGGTATCTCAATTTCAATAGTTTGTTTTAAGTTGGACTTAGCTGATTGAATAAAGAATGTATTATTTGCTTCTATATTTACTGTTTCTGGATTTTCTAAAAGTTCATCTAAGAAATCAACTTTTAGTTTACCATCATTATTTAAATACATTTTAAGATAGTGTTTTCTTAAGTAGTTATATACTAAACTAATACCAAATTTAGTTTCAGAAACAACTTCTTCATTAACTTGGTATGCAAAGTAATTTCCACCTGGAAAACCTAAAGCGTCTGCTAATTCTGCTGGAGTTTGTGTCGCATCTACTGAATTAGTTACTAAGGTGAATGAACCAGAGTTTAATGTCGCATCAGGTATAATAATTTGTTCAAATGTATATATGTCTAAAGCTGATGCCGCTTGAGTCGCGCCAATAGTTGTATCTGTGCATTCAAAAACGATATAATCATATCCCGCATAAGATGATGTGTTTCCTGTATTGGTTTCACCATCAATAAAACTAACATTGAAAGTTTTACCTAAAAGTAAAGAAGATGTGTTATTTGAATTGTCTACATAAAGTCGATTGCTATAGAAATAATCTTTAGTATTGATTATTCCATCATAGTATCTAGTGTAGAATCTTGAATACTTACCAACAACTCCCTCTGTAGGAGTAGCAACTTCGTTTTTAG